AGTGTGGAATGTCCAGGTGCGGTTGGTGGTCTCATCACCTTCCTCAATAGCCGGGTCCTGGGCAATCCAGGCCTGGGGAGCCGTGAGGAGGGTCTGACCAAGGAGGTCCTTGATGATGAACGGGAACACCCCAACATTTCCAGCCTGGTCCGCTGCCAACGCAGCCGACAACGCCGTGTTAGTGGAACTGGTCTGGAGCAGCGTGAGTTCAATGGTGTAGTCAAACGCATTCTTGTTGGTGCGTTCTACATCACCCCCGGCTCCTTTACGCTTGGTGAAGGCCTCCCCGGAACGGGTGGCATTGATGAAGGTGCCGTCAGCATAGCCGCTAAAGGTCAAGGCACCCCAGGACACTGACACCATCTTCGGGTCATATGTCTTTACAAGTGGATTAGTAACGGGCATTGTGATACCTCCTTAAACGGAAATGGTGCCGTCAATTTTAGTCTTGTGGATAGCCCCCTGATAAAGGGCCGTGAATTTGATGTCCGGCAGGAGGCGGTTTGCCCGGTCTGCCTGGGGAATGTCCTTGTATTTGGGGACAGTCACCTCAATGGAGTCCTTCTGGAGGATGCCTGCGGAGGCGGCCTGAACGAGAACCCCACGCACAATACCTTCCACAGTGGTGATACCATCATCGTCATAGGGCACCTTGCGGTTGTTCACAAACGCAGAGAACACGGCCTCACGGAGGCGGGCCTCAAGCCAGTCTGTCCCAATGATGATATCAATCCATTCCCCGGATGCAACCTTGCCTTCCTGGGTAACATTCACGCCACCCACTTCGGAGTAATAGTTGCAATTCTTGGACTGGAGCACTGTTTCTTTGGCCGGGGTGATATTGCTCTTGGTCACCCCCTTGAGGGTCTTGTAGGCCCAGGTAGAACTGCCGGGGTCATACGGGAACCCTTCACCCATCCACGCTGCGTCCGGGTAGTCATCGCCATCCGCCGGGGCTTCATTGAAAATCACAGCCGTGCGGTCATATTTACCCTTGAGGACAGAGGCCAGGTCAGTGTCCTTGGCGGCATCGTAAGTGTCGGGGTTCGTGGTCCACATAATAGAGAACCGCTTGTTGGCCTCAGTCCAGGCCGCCAGTGCCTGCTGGGAACTAGCCAGGGCCTGGTCCAGGGCAACGCCATACCAGGAATTGTCTTCAGCCTGAATTGCCGCCATAGAGGCTGCCAGGTCCGCATCCTGCGAGTCAATGCGGCCCACGACAATCCGGGACACGCAGGGGTTCTGCATAAAGATAGCCTGGGCCATCTTATACACAGCGTCACCTTCTGTCCAGCCATCGTCTGCGAGGGCCTTCAAATCCCCGTAAGAGCGGGCACGGCTGAAGTCAGGTCTAGTTTTAGAGGTAGCAAACTGCGAGAGGACCAGGGCCACATTGAAGGCTGCCACGGCCACAGAGGTAGTCTGCCGGGTAATGTTGATTTGAACTATGTCTTTATATGCCATTCAAGGCCTCCAGTTTTAGATTGCACTCAAGTTAAATATACCTTTTTATTCACAAAATAACTATGGAATAATAAATGAATTTTTTGTTTCCTCAGCAATAACAACCCCATTATCAGTCCCGCCAGATATTAGGATGTTGTCAGAGTCCACGGCGGCGGTCTTTTCCACCTGGGTGATTTCAACCTTTTCAATGACCTCAAGGCTACCAGCAAGAGCACGGGCCCAGGACAATTCCAAAATCAGGATAGCCTCACGCCTCCAATTGCTGTCCTGGAGGTCGGGTTGCATCTGGGGACCAATAGAGCGGAGCACCGACACCCCGGCATCACCAAAGTCATTCTTGATGGCAGTATCATCTAGGGACTCCACCAGGCGGTGAAGCAATTCCCCGTTCCCGTCAACCTCGTAAATAGTGAGTTGGCCCCGCCACTGATAGACCTTCGGTGACGGGAGGTCCGGGCGGTCCCAAATCATCCTAGACGGGGCAGCCCCTCTGTTTACCCAGTCCCCCGCATAAGATAGGACAATGAACGGGCCGTGCTTCGGGGTCGGGTAGTCCTGATGGGACTGCCGAACCACTACACCGGGCAAAACCCCGGAGGCCCAGTCATACAAAAATTCATAAAGTTGGGTTGCGTCCATCGTCACGCCTCCCCAATATCCGTAGCCAAATACTTGTAGTGGGGGATGAGGTCATTTTGGTAGGGGAGTTCAGCAACTACCTCCCACTGACGGCCCTGCCACACTACAATATCACCCGGAGTGTTCCCGCCCTCAACAGATACTGCCAGGGGTGTGTTAGAATATACCTTCACTGACCCCGTGTCCCGGCGGCCAATCGGCAGCAAGTCTAGGTCCTTGCCCTTTACGGGCTGAACAGAACCAACAAAAGTCCCAGCCTCAACTGGGCCAGGAGTCCAGACACCCTTCACAAGGGTCCCGGAGCGGTGGCGAACAACGATGGTATGGGGAAACAGCGTGCTCATACCTTTACCACCTTGCTAATGATAGATTGGCGCAGGTGACCAG